TCGCGCACTTCTTCCCGACTAATTACACTTGCCTTGAACAGCTCCACTGCGTCATCTCCTGCCGGTTCAGCCGGAACAGTCACCAGAGTGCCGGTATTGCCCATTGCATTGAACATCATGGTAAACATCCTGTCCATCTGCTCCCTCTTAGGAGCAACATAGGACCGGTCAAATACCTCATATGCTTGCTTCAGTTCGTTCCGTCCGCCTAACTGCCCTTCGACGCGAACACCGAACAGCATGGGAGATGTTACCCGGTGGGCATAGAAGATGTTGTCGCGAACGGTCTCAGACAATTGCAAATACTGCTTATCAAAGTCTCCAGGCATCAAGTCCACCACCTGTAGTGGGTCTTCCCCTTTCTCCATCCAGGAGATTAGAACTCCATTGGCATTTTCTGTGCCTGTGGTGTTCGCCTTGAATTTCCGGTCGAATTCTGCCTTGATATCCTCTGTCGGCTCTCCCTTGAATATCTGAATTATCTTGCCAAGAGAGAATCCATTGGCGATGTTGTTATAATGGAAATCCGAAATCTTGGTGTCAATCTCAATGTAGGTTCTGGCCGGATACCAATCGGGCAATGGATAGACTCCCTCACCGGCTCGGTATTGCTTGAACCACAGCACCTGAGTGCCACCTGGTTTCTCTGGATTGAATGCAGGAAACTCCAATCGGTCTGCCTTCCGGTCTGACCAATCCTGGCTGAACCAGATCTTGGAAGCATCTACATTGACTCTGCACTTGTCGAATGGAAGGTGATACCATCCGATCACTCGTGTGCCAGGCACATTCCAGATGGCCTGCATGGCATAGCCTCCGAAATTCTCCAGATCCACAGCGCACTTGTATTTGACATCTTGCCAGGATTCGTAAGGATTGGCGTAATTGAGTGACTGCTTCGCGCCTACTCTTTCAGACAGTGTGCCTTCCGCGATTACATCGGTATCCTTTCCTGCGATAAAGTGTGCCTTCTGAGTGACAATGGCATTGTGAAGTGATGAGCTGTTGTAGAGATTCAGGATGACGGCCGGAAAGTCATTCTTCTGACCATAGGTATACCATTCCTGTCCTCTTGCCTCCTTGAATTGTGGAGGAGGAGCGACTGCGAAATTTATGCGCTGTAAATCGATCTTCATTTTATCTTCAATATGCCGGTTTCTGCCACCTGATTGGCGAGTGATGGATTGGTATTGCTGCTGCTGCTCTGAGCATAGATAGTATATTCATATTCTCCCTTCTCCCAATTGGCAGATGTAGCGGTTGTGATTATGAATTCATTGTACCTGGTAGGGAAGGAGCTCATGTCTGTCACCAATACATTGTAGGTTATGTCCCTTTCTTCCCGATTGTTCAGGGACAGCAGGAAATAGTATGGAGGAGACAGCGTGACCTTCTCTGTGGCCGTGACCAATAGTGTACTATTCGCTGTCTTATCTATGATCTGCATCTATCTATAATGTACCATCACCATTTTTGTTCGAACTTTGCCACATGAAGATGCCGAAATCGTGGAATCACGTCACGCTCTCGCAGCTCTATGAGCTTGACCTACTCAGACAGCGCACAGATCTTGATGCCGAGGAGCAAATGAACCAGGTCCTATCGGTTCTTTCAGCCACATCAATCGAAGACATCGAATGCATACCACACAATGAGAGAATTAGACTCTACAGCCAAATGGATTGGTTGGGTCAGTATCCCAATAAGAAGCCCAAGAAGCGAAGATTCAAGATTGGAGGGAAGACCTATCGAATAGTTTCCAATCCCGCCAACATTTCAGCCGGTGAATATGCCACACTTCAGGTGATTTCCTCCGATGGCAATTTCATCAAACACATCAATCAGATTCTTGCCTGTCTGATGGTGGAGCAGAAGAGACATTGGTTCGGATGGGAAGATGTCCGGTATGATAAATCGCGCAGTAGCGAAGAATTCCACCGTAAGTCACGAATAATCATGCAAGAATTGTCGGTGGGTCAAGCATATCCTTACGCGCTTTTTTTTTCGACTCTCTTGCCAGAGTTATTAGCAGCTTCCCAAACCTTTTTCCTCAGGACGGTGGAGGATCTGAAGAAGGAAGCACTGATTGGTTAGCAATGTTCTACAGGATGGCCGGGAAAGACCTTACTAAGATGGATGCCATAATGGCCATGCCTCTCATGGAATTCTTCAATTATGCTGCCATGCTGAAGACCATGGAGAAGGACCAGATGGAGAGGCTCAACAAGGCATCGAAATTGGGATTCCACAATTACATCACCGCTCTGGCCGCTGAGATGCTATGAAGATAAATTACAAGAGACCACCCCTTGCGCCCTATCAGAAAGCCATCCTTGATTCTATGGCCCGATATACCATCACTGCTGCATCCACCAAGGCAGGCAAGACAGCCTCACACATCATCTGGCTCTTTGAGATGGCCTTGCAAGGTAAGAAAGGACAATCATTCTGGTGGGTAGCTCCGGTATACGGTCAGGCAGAGATAGCATTTAGGCGATTCAAACAGCAATGCTCACACCGGCTCTTTGATGCTAATGAATCCAAGTTAAGACTCACTTTGCCCACCGGTGCGATGATTGAATTCAAGTCCGCAGAGAAGCCTGATAATTTATATGGTGACGATGTCTATGCCGCTGTCTTCGATGAATTCACCAGAGCAAGAGAAGAAGCCTGGTTCGCACTTCGCTCTACGCTGACCAAGACAAGAGGGAAATGTAAGCTGATTGGCAATGTGAAAGGTAAGAAGAATTGGGGATATCGCTTGGCCGAGAGAGCAAGGCAAGGTGAAGATGGTTATGAATTCCACAAGATCACTGCTTGGGATGCTGTGGCAGCAGGCATTTTAGAGAAGGAAGAAGTAGAGCAGGCAGAGCGAGACCTTCCGGCCCATGTATTCAAGGAGCTATACCTTGCAGAACCCGCTGATGATGACAGCAATCCATTCGGCCTGGAGCATATCAATGGCTGCATTGAACCACTTGCACATGGTCCAATTGAATATTATGGTGTGGACCTTGCGAAGAAGAAAGATTGGACCGTCATAATCGGCCTGAACTCACAGCGGAAGGTAGCGTATTTTGACCGGTTTCGAAAAGATTGGAAAGCAACCAGGGAAGAGATACAGCGGATAGTCGGAAAGACTCCTGCTGTGATTGACAGCACCGGTGTTGGCGATCCAATTGTAGAAGACCTACAGCGAGTATGTCCTCGCATTCAAGGCTTTAAGTATACGGCCATAAGCAAGCAGCAGCTGATGGAAGAACTATCTGCGGCCATCCATGGCAGGGAAATCATCTTCCCTGATGGCCCGATCGTAGATGAGCTGAAGAACTTCGAATGGACTCATACCAGGACCGGCATATCCTACAATGCTCCGGAAGGTCTACACGATGACTGTGTGAATGGATTGGCTCTTGCGCTCCACTGCTCCAGAGTCAATAAGAAAGGACTATTCCTATTGACATGAAGACTCCGATGGAAGTGATGGCCGCAGCCCCATGGTGCGAGATGGTGTGCAAGAAATACTCTCCCCTACATTGGAAGGATTTGCGACAGGAATTATTCCTGCTGATTGCGACCGATCTTTCCGAGAAGGCACAGAAAGCCCTGGACAATGGATACTTTGAATTCTTCTACATCAGGTGTGCATCCAATCTATCCGGCTCTGGTGGAAGGATAGGACGAATCAACATAGGAGGATTAGACATTGCTGATTGGGAATTGGTTTCCGAATTGCCCGATGATAGAAGGGAGGCCATTGAGGCAGATGTGCAGGAGAAATTGGATGCCATATCCCTGGTGCAATCGCAGCAAGATTGGTACGAATCGAAGTTAGTGGAGATGTACCTGGATGGATGGTCTGCCAGGAAGATTCATCGAACGACAAAGATTGCCCTGAATGAAGTGTGCAGAGTGATCAATACATTCAAGAGACGATGTCACGACGAGTATAAATAAGAATGGCCACCCTTTCGGATGGCCACCTTAGTCAACCTAAGACAACTATGAACCTTACAAATTTAGCTTATGGAAAGCGAAGTCAGCACTGCTGATTGAACAATTTGTGGCGGTTCTTTCTCGCTGTGGGTGAATGTCAGATCGAAGCCTGTCATGTCACCGAGTGCACCACCCGACATAGACGATCCGGCAGTCATATCCATTCCGCGAGATAGGCCCATTGCCCAATACTGCTCTGCATTTGTCTTCACGATTGCCACCAGACGAGCCACAGACAGCAGCTTCACTTCATTTCGCTTGGCTGTAGACAGCTTGCGGAGTTTGATATTCAGCTCTGTGCTATTGAAGACTGTGCCATTCTCCACTGATGGAGTAATAGTATTGGTGAATGACGCAGTATCCTTGGGCAATTCATATTTGAAAAATGCCTTACCGCCATTCAGAGTCAATGCTGAGATTTCACCAGATGCGCTTGTGTACGAAGACACGGCTTCGAATTCTACCAGCCAAATCTTGTCCACCCCACCTACGCTGTCCTTGCAATCGTGGCTGAAGCCTGTTGTTAAAATACAGCTCATGGTGTCAGATTAGAGGCTAAAGTAAACGATCTGGTCTGGGAAAGCTACCTGTGTTCCATATTTGAAATTGGCATTGAACACGACATTCTTCTTGATAGGATCATAGATGAATTCGTAATTCTCTTCCTCATTCACCAGGTCAGTGCCAAGGTAGTAATTCCCCCAATAGCTCATGTGGATCTTGTTTGAACCACTCAGACCGGCAAGACCATAGATTTTGATTCCGCTCAGATGATGAGTGATTTCGAATGGATTGTCTTGAACACCGGAGTAATGGAACAGATTCGCGCCCACCAGGTATTCCTTGTAAAGCTTGAACAGGTCAACACCCATGGCGATGAACACATCAGGACGTTTCAGAACCGCTGTAGGAGCGAGGCTGTACATCTTCGCAAGAGCATCGTCAATGTTGCTTGAAGTGAATGAAGTCAGCTGTGTCCATCCGCCGCCGGTGGTCGGGTTGCCCTGAATAGGATCGCCTGCGC